CTAACGTCGCGCTACTCTATTTCAGCAAGTACTAAGGGTAATTCCCAAAGTCTTACTGTGATTTTGACTGCGTGTTCGGACGTACCGCTCTGCGGATTTGCCCTATCAATTCTGGAGGTAGGTGATGAGCCTATTGACACTCCAGTGTAATTAGATTACACACTTAATTCCTTCGCTCCAACTTTCCGAGGCGATGAAGAAAGGACCCGAAGTCGGAGTTTAGACCAGTACTGGAAATTATCCAGTATCCGGACTTGACCTCCTTCCTCATTTCGTTTAATCATTGCCCGGTTAGGAGGAGACGGCACAAGTTCTACCTTTCCAAGAGACCGCGTAATCTGAGTGATTATCGCAGAAACTTGGTGAAGCATGAACTTGATATTAAGCCGTTGAAGATGTTTAAGCGTTTTCTCACTTTTCTCGAGTGAGTCCGCTGCATCTACCATAGCCTTATTAGTCTTTGTTTGCGCAGCCCTAGAAGCTGGGTCATTAGTAAGCGTCGTGAAGAATAAATCTTCTTGATACTTATCTAGTAACTTAGCAACCGGTGCCACTACCTCTTCCAACATTGCTGTTGCAAAAGGCGTGAACTGGGTTAGGATGCTCTCCAGTCTTTCGACTTTTGAGTGAATCGGTCCCCAACTCCAAAGCCATTCGGGCCAGGAGGAATAGGCGAACTTTCCACCCGATAGTGGGTGAGTCAAGAAGACCGCCAGTACTCTTAGTCTGCGAGGTAGATTACCCCATGACGATCCAAGAGCTGACGGTCCCTTGAAACCGGCGCCAAGCGCACGAACAAAATTGTACATGGACCCTGAAGGGTACCAGGCACTAAGTGCATGAGCGACACCCATGGTATGCCGGGCAGCAGCCCAGAATGCCATAGGAAGTCCACTAACGTCTTCTCCATTTCTGAAGAACCGTTTGGCGAACTCAAGGGTTTTACCCTCTGAGACCAACGACTTCGCTAACCCAATACTTACTCCAAGGTGTTTACAAACCTTGACGTACTGCCCGGCTACTGCAGCATCGGCAATGACAATGTCATCACCGAGAACCGCATACCGGTCAAACCAACCTTTATACCCTGCTTTGTAAGCAGAAAACTGCACCATTGCATGATGCGTAAACGCAAGCATCGCCCAAGACGAGTAGCCACCCATCGGCTGACCTTGAGCATAAGTTAAGGGAGTGTGCTTAGCACCATCCCAAAGCCAATACTTTCGGTTAACCAATAGACGCTTCCACGCCACGGCGAATTTTACGTGAAACGCTTCTGCCAGCAGGAGCATTTGTGCCTTCATACTAAGTCGGTCTGTTGCCGCACTAAGGTCGTAAGAGTATACGACGACTTTCGAGTCAATAGACTTTAAAAGCGTCTTGATCGGCTGTAGCTGATCAAAGGTACCATCCTGAGGGATGGTTTCCAGTATCTCAAACAACCAGTTGTGTAGAGGCTTCAGAGCCGACTGTGACCAGTAGTCAAGTAATGCTATTACCCGAACTTTCCCAGCAGGCTCGGGAAGACATGCAAGTCTCCCTGAATACGAGGACCCACGATCACAGAAGTCCTTAGGGACATCTGTTTTCGCACGTCCTTTGTAAACAGAGTAGAGATGCGCTG